ATGCTCATGTCAGAGACGCCTGACTCAACAGATACTGAGGCGCTGCGCCTGATGGCAATAACAGCAGCTGTCCATGCCAAGATGGCTAAGTCAAGCATCAAAGAGGCTATACTCAAACCAAGGGCTTTCTCCGGAGTAAACAGAGAGTCATATATTTGGTGGAGAGCAGAGCCTACATCTATACACAAGCAGATAGCCATAGATATTGTCAATAATGGCATAAAAAAAAGCGACCCGAAAATATATGCCTTCTGCAATATGAGCATCATAGCTCCAAAAACAAAAGCATGGTTCAATACGCTGAAGTTCTATAAAAAAATCGGTGAGGTAACATTTTTCTTATTACCATAAATCTAATTCAATGCAACCAATAGGAAAGTATATAGTGGTCTCCGCTATTGACGAGGAGATAAAGACAGACTCAGGCATCATCCTTTCAGGAGAAGATGCCAATCAGTTCAGATACAAAAAAGGCAAAGTAATCAAGCCAGGTACTGACGTGACAGTAATAAAAGAGGGCGATGTTGTTTATTACGATAAGGGACATTCGTTCACAATGATCATAAAGAACGAACAGTATACAATCATTAGGGAGTCCGACGTCGTTCTTGTTGAATAGATTTATTCATTTCAATAATCATATTCTTATAAACCTTATCGGTATACCTGACCTTTCGCTTAAACATTGGGTTGTTGCAGACAGTCATTGGTATGTCGTCACCATTTAGCTTGCGGTAAATGTCTTTAACGACCAATTTACTCTTGTCGCTCATTTGGTAAATAATCCTTTTGTTCCCCTCTTTTGGTCTGAATACCTCAAACCACCCTTCACGGAGCAGGCGGTTGAATCTTTCTTTGTCCCAAGACAAGATTTTATCATACCTATCGAATTTTGCTCTGGTAAAATAACCTTCAGAGTACATAAAAAGCAGAACATCGAGGTCAGCTTGGAAAAGACCAAACTTTGACTTGTAATACTGGCGTATAACTTTCCAATATTTGAGATAATTGATAGGTGTTTTTCGCATTAGATTAAATTTTATAAAATTATTTACAAAGATAATCAGAAATTCTTATTATATTTGACCGAAAATAAATAAAATCTGTAATGGCAAAAGACAAAACCCCAAAAAAAGAGGAAAAAGCTGAAAGCAAAAGCTATGAATATCAGAAAATTGACCTTAAAACAGGGCTTAATGATATTGCTTTCAAGAATAAACAGGTTGAAATGATAAGAAACCTGCAAGAAGAGAACTTAAAGCTAAAGCAGAGTGCAGGTAGACAGAGAAGGCAGGCAGGAATGCCAGATATAAGGGGGCTTCGTGGATTAGAGGGTGATCTTGGAATGCAGTTTAAGAAAAAAGGCTAATATTTATCACAATAAATCAGTTTTTTCATGAAAAAGTCAACTCCTAACCTCCCAATGTCATCTCGTTTGCAAGCTCCAGGTGGCGCTAAAGAGATGCCAAAGGCTATGCCTAAAAAAGGCGCTACCAAAAAGGTAACTGCCGGTGCAGCAAAGAAGGCAATGCCTGCTAAAAAGGGATACTAATGAAAATCGACAGCCAAAAGTATATGGGCGAGAATCAGTTAGTCAACAGACTGGCATCGCAGGTAGGATCCATGAAATTGGCTGTCGGTATTCTTAAAAAAAGGGGCGATATGACAGCAGATGGAAAGCTAACAGAGAAAGGGAAGAGGCGCAATGCGATGACAGCAGAAGAAAGAGCAAAAGACAGAGCTGCAAAATCATCAAAACGCAGTCCATCAGAATATAAATACAATCCATTTACAAACAGAGCAACTTTAAAATAACATGGCAAAGACTAAAAAAATCGAGGAAGCTGTCGAGGAAGTACAAGTTGAAGAAACAGTTGAAGAAACTGTTGTAGTTGAAGAAACTCCAAAGATTCCACAAAACGAAGATGGCATCACAGACAGAGCATACACAAGCCAAAAATATAAGAAGTAATGGCCGATAAATCCAAAATGAGCTGCAATAAACCGGTGTCATCAGACAGAGCCGGAAAGAAGATGATGGTCAAAGCTTGCGCCAATGGCCAGGAAAAACTATTGCATTTTGGAGCAAAAGGTTATGGGCATAATTATTCATCAGCCGCACGCAAAAGTTTTAAAGCAAGGCACTCTTGCGATACAGCTGACGATAAGCTAACGCCAAGATACTGGGCTTGTAAGAAACTATGGGCTGGGCCTGGTGGCAGCACCGCATCAAATCCTAAAGGACGACAAGGTAAATACTAATGAAAGACTCCTGCTATAAAAAAGTCAAAGCACAGTACGATGTATTCCCATCGGCAAGAGCGTCACAAGCAATAGCCAAGTGCCGCAAAGCAAGTGGCAATGTAGTGAAGTCAGAGAAGGGCACAAGCCTCAAGCGTTGGGAGAAAGAGAACTGGGTTGACACAAGAACAAATAAGCCTTGTGGTGCAGGAGGAAAGAATGAGTACTGCCGTCCTACAAAAAAGATTTCGTCACAGACACCCAAGACCAAGAGCGAGATGACAGCATCAGAGCTGAGAGCTAAGAAAGCTGAGAAATCAAGAGTTGGTATGGGTAACAAAATATCAAAAGCATGAGCAAGAGCAAAGGACTTGGCGATACCGTTGAGAAGATAATGAAAGCCACAGGCGTAAAGGCAGCTGTCAAGACAGTAACAAAAGCTGTTGGCGTAGAGGACTGCGGTTGCGACAAGCGAAGAGATACATTAAACAGAATATTTCCATACGATAAAAAATAAAAAATGGCAAACGTAAGAATACAACCAAGCAGAGCGCTGACAGTTATTAAGTCAGACGATGCTGATATACCATATCCGGCAATAGCTGTATCAGGTGTTGATGATACTGTCCCTTTAGGCAATCAACTTATTGACAGCACAAAAGACTTTATAGCATTGCAAATATATCCTGGCAACATTGTATACAACACATCAGTATCTCCTCCTTTAGCAGCTACTGTTGTGTCATTATCTCCATCTTCTCCTGATACACTTATTCTTAACGCTCCGATATTTACAGGTGCCAGTGACAGCTATATAATCTATCAGTCAAGTCCAATGGCAGGTGGTCAAAACACAGGCTGTGTGCTTTATGTAGGTACAGGTGGTGATGTAACAGTTACAACAGCAGGTAATGATTATGTTACATTTGTAAATGTGCAAAATGGGTCATTTTTGCCAGTTCAAGTGGTAAAGGTTTGGAATGCAGGAACATCAGCTGACATATTAGCTCTTTGGTAAATGCTAACAGTAACAATCACAAACACATTGATGTCAAAGACAACAACTGCTGGAGGAGGTGGTGGAACGCCCCCAGTAAATACTGTTGCTCCGGTTATTTCAGGAAGTGGGATTATTAGCTATCCTCTTTCGTGCGCAGATGGCACATGGACAGGAACTCCTGTAATAACTTACACTTATCAATGGAAAAGAAACGGAATAGATATTGTAGGCGAAACTAATTCTACCTACATTTTAGATAATGCAGACTATGGTAATGCTATTACTTGCGAAGTAACAGGGACAAATGCCTTTGGCTTTTCAAGTGCGGTCAGTAATACAATAACAGGAACTGCAATAGCTCCTGTTAACACAGTTGCGCCTGTTATTGCAGGAACAAATGTCGTTGGCTCAACACTGACAACAACAAAAGGAACATGGACAGTAGATCCAACTCCATTGTATACTTATCAATGGTATAGAGGTGCATCCCCAATATCTGGCGCAACTTCAGATAATTACACTCTTGTTCAGGCAGATGCAGCCCAGTCAATAACTTGTATTGTGACAGCAACAAATGTAGCTGGAACAGCAAGCGCAACAAGTAACGCCCTTACAATTATTGACGCGGACGCACAGGCTTTTCTTACAGCAGCAGTAATAACAAATGCCACCCAAGTAAATGCAGTCAACCAACTAACTGTTGACTTAAAGAACGCAAGCATTTGGACTAAGATGAAAGCGGTGTATCCTTTTGTAGGTGGCACTGCAACTACGCATAAATTTAATTTAAAAAATCCTTTGGATACTGATGCTGCTTACAGACTTGTGTTTAATGGAGGTTGGACACATAGCAGTACAGGTGCATTACCAAATGGAACAAATGGTTATGCTGATACTAAATTTAATATAAGTACAGGATTTACATCTGCTAATAAAGGTTCAGTAGGTGGATATTGGAGAACAGCTCTTCCAAATGCAAATTATTACTTTGGTGTAAATGATCCTGTTGGAGGTAATAATTCAAGATTTTGGATGAGGAATGTAGGAGTTCCAAATAAAGACCATTACGCAGGTGGAACAACTTTATTAAGAGATACAACTGCTACTGATTATAGTGGATTTTCTGCTATGTGTAGAAGGTCAACAACAGATATGTTTGCAATAAAAAGAGATGGAACTTATATTACTCTTGCTACTTCTGTAACAATTGGATTTAGTAATACTACATTACCTTTTGCTGCAAATAATTCATCAGGAGTTTATAGTTCATTCTCAAATGCAGAAATAGCTTTAGGATATATATCAGATGATTTAACTCAATCGGAAATGACAAATTTAAGAACATCGGTAATTACATTTCAAACAACTTTAGGTAGACAAGTATGATAGAAGTAGGACTTTTAACAGAATCGCAAAAAAATGAGCTTGTCGGTCAGCTTTATGACGATGACAGCTATTTCAACCCTATACAGGATTTGTACGATAACTGGATTATCAGTACAGAAGAAATGGAATTTTGCGTCAACCCTGAATTTACTTGGGTAAAAGATTTACCGCTTATTCCGTACGAACCCAAGCCAGACCCCCCAATAGAGTAAAATGCTGGGAGGGTTATTAGATGAAGAAGAAAAAAAGTATTTGTCTGATAAGCAATATGATGAATACAAGCCATTTACCCCATTGTTAGACGTAGAGAAGAATTGGATTTTACCACTATATCAAATATTTGAAAACAAAAATATAGACTGTTGGTGGGTAAATTATTTACCAATAGTTGAATACAAACGATAACCCCATGTTTTTACAAGTACCTCAAGAGGTAAGTTACCTCACGAATTATGGCATATTAGGACTTTTTGCCATACTAATGATAGGCATTATCTATTTTATGGGTAAGCAGTTCTTTATATGGCACCGGAAAAACGAGACCAGAATAGTTGATTTAGAGAAAAAACTTGAGCAGTATTTAAGAGAAGATAGGTCATCTCTTTTAGAAACAGTTACATCAAACAACCATGTCATCGAAAATAATACTGCAATGATGAAAAAACTATTAGGCTTAGTAGAAAAATTTGAGAAATGAAAGAATTTCAAAAAATACTCAAAGATAGAGGTTATTATACCGGAGCCATTGACGGCATAGTCGGACCATTAACACTCGGTGGGGCAAAACAATGGATTGACGCAGAAATGAATATCAGAGGCTGGGTAAAGCCAGTCAATGACTTTGTCTGGATTCGTACCGGGCAGAGCTTTGATAATAGATTCTCGGACTTTGTTGTTAGGTTTCAAAACAGAATTGCCGACATGATTATGCACTGCACAACAAAACCAGGTGACTTTTATATATTTAATCCTTTGACCGTTGGAGGCATCACAGGTGCAGCGGTTGCCTGCGAGCAGCAAGTGATAGGCTCTCATAAGTTCGTCACGTCTGGCAGTTGGTCATCTTTATGGCTGGGCGCTCCATACTTTTACCAATCGGGAGCAATTGAGATTTATCGGGATGGGAACAAAGACAGAAAGCTCGACAAGACAATCAAAACAAAAGGCTGGTACGGCATCAACTTTCATCGTGGCGGTTTAGGTAGTATAGTAGATCAATGGTCGGCTGGCTGCATGGTCGTTCCTGACGCTCGCTGGTTTGAGGCAATAAAGATATTCCAGGCTAATCAACTTATAAACTTTACACTAATTGAACTATAATGAGAAAAAAATTCAAAGATACTAAGTTTGGAAAGTTCTTAAATGAGAAAGCTCCAAAGATATTACAGACAATTGGAGATGTATTGCCTGAAAGGGGCGCATTGGGCATTGTAAAGAACTTAATCAACTTGTCTGATGATTTATCTCCAGAGGATAAAGAAGAGCTTACGCAAGAGCTTTTAAAGCTTGAGGAACTTGAAGTAAAAGACAGAGATTCTGCAAGAAACAGAGAGATAGAAATAGCCAAACTTCACAGATATGATTTCTTGTTTTATCTTACAGGTTTAACAGGACTTGCAGCGTTCTGCTTTATGATATATGCAATAGTGTACCTATCAATACCAGTAGATAACAAAGAGGTATGGATTCACTTAATAGGGATTACGGAAGGTATTGTAATTTCTATATTTGGATATTACTTTGGTAGTTCTATAAGAAGAAATCAAAATTAAATATTATATTTGCCACTTAAATTAAATCAAATCAATTATGACTTACGTTTCAAAAGAAGAACTCGACAAAATTCAAGGCATGAATGCCGATTTCGCTAAAGCCAAAATGGCACTCGGTGAACTTGAGCTAAATAAGCAAGGAATACTGAATAGAATAAATGCCATGCAGCAGGAGTTCCTTGAATATGAGAAGATGCTTATAATAAAATATGGACAAGACTCAGTAATAAATTTACAAACCGGAGAAGTAACTAAAAAATAAAATGGCAAGAATAAGTACATACCCAGGGCCTTCATCGCCCTCACTATCTGATATGCTAATTGGCACAGATGTGAATGACATGAACGCAACCAAAAACTTTACCATTGGCGACATAATGTCGGTCCCTGGGTCGAGTACATATGTGCCATATACAGGAGCGACCTCAAATGTTGTGTTGGGATCAAATACAATATCAGCATCAGGTTACATTGTGCCTGGGGGCACAAGTTCTGATTTCTTAAAGGCAGATGGTTCGGTTGATAGCACTGCTTATGTGCCATATACCGGAGCGACAACTCAATTGAATTTAGGGTCACATGACTTAATAGCTGCTAATATTGTAAGAATAGGCGGTCTATCAACTGAGTTCCTAAAAGCTGATGGCTCGGTTGACAGTAACACTTACCTAACAACAGCAACAGCCGGAACTACCTATGTACCATATACCGGAGCAACCACTAATGTTGACTTAGGTGTATACAAACTTACCTCGCAATCACTTGAAGTAACCACTGATGATGTTATTATGCAAGGCATTCAATGCTTCTCCGGAAACTTTTTTGGCATAGGGAGTAATGGATGGGCACAAGTTGGATTTCTTGTTGACTTTGTAAACAATGTATATAATCTTGGCGATTATGGGTCATCTGTAAATGGCACATATATTAAAATCAATGACGCTAACTCAAGAATAGAACTAAGTAAAGGCATCTATACGAATGGAAGCGAGGGCGCAATTGGTGAGATATTAGTAAGTCAAGGTCCAGGAGCTGCTGCAACTTGGTCGTCTCCGAGTTATGCAAATCCAATTTATGGGTCATTTTATAGCTCAGTAACGCAAACAACAGCCGGAACAACATTTGAGTTGATGAAATTTGGATCAAATGATATATTGGGTGGCATAACAATCTCAAATGATGGATTAGGAAACCCAACAAAAATAAACTTTCCGGATTCCGGAATTTATAACATACAGTTTTCTGCGCAGCTTAAAAAGACAGGTGGTGCCGGAGCAACAATATTTTATATTTATTTAATAAAAAACGGAACTCCTGTCACCAACTCAACGACAGCTATTACGCTTGAAAACAACGGAGACCTTGCAGTTGCTGCATGGAATTGGTTTATCGACATTACGCTACTTCCAACAGATTGTCAAATAGGCTGGTACACAAATAACGCAAACGGAGAATTACATTATGATGCTTCTCCTGTTGTTGGTATTCCGGCTATACCATCAGTGATATTAACAGTAGACAGAATTAACTAAATGGATATAAGGAAGATTTCGATAGGCCCAGATTATAAGTCAGGCGCAATTCATTATATCGTCGGGCAAAAAGTACTTGGCGATACTAATGAAATACACTTGATTAAGAGGGATAATCTAACATCTTCTATAAAAATATACATAATCAATAAGAAGGGCGAGATAGTCCTTTGGAAAGAATTTAATCAAACAATTCCAACTTCAATCGAATTTAATATAGATTTTTAATGAAATCACCGACTCAATTTATAGTGAAGCCTGTAAATGGAAGTCGATATAACAACACAAAGCTAATAGCCGGTATAGAGTTCATTGTTAATACCTCTGAGGAGGAAGCAAAGTTCTCCAACCGCTATGCTGAAGTTATAGAGACACCACTAAATTACAAAGGGCCGATACAGAATGGGGATACTTTAATAGTTCACCACAACGTCTTTAAGTTCTATAATGACATTAAAGGGAGGCGCAAAAGTGGTAAGAGCTTTTTTAAAGATGACCTGTTCTTCATTGACGAGGAGCAGTTTTTTTTATACAAAAGTGAAGGTAAATGGCACGCTTATGACCGGTATTGTTTTGTAAAGCCACTGCCAGCAACTGAGAGTTATATAAAGAAACCGTTCAGTTTAGAACCATTGATGGGTACTATGGTGTACCCTAATGAATATTTAAGAAGTAAGGGTGTCAACGAAGGTGACATAGTCTGCTTCGCTCCAAATGGGGAGTATGAATTTGACATTGATGGTGAAAAGCTATATAGGATGTTCGATCATTTTGTAACAATGAAGCTATGAGCAACAGAGAAATTAAACTCAAAATAATTGCAGCCGGACACAGAGCTATTGAAGAACTGGTGAAAATTGCACAAGAACCTATTTTAGGCTCCGGAGATGATGGTGATATAACAGCAGATAAATTAAAAAATGCAGCCGCTACAAAAAGGCTCGCAATATTTGATGCGTTTGAGATATTAAATAAGATTGAGTCAGAAAGGGAAGCCCTTGAATTTGCAGACAGGGGAATTACTAAAGCAGAATCAAAACAAGGCTTTGCGGAAAGGAGAAGTAAATAAAGACCTTTACTACGTTGTAGAGGATTTGATACCAAAAGCGCCACTTAGCAATAAGAACAGGTCGCGCTCATGGCTGTATGGATACAACGAACAGTATGACGTTGTGGTTATTTCAAAGTCTGGGCAGATAGGTCAGGTCATAAATATTTCAGGTGTAAATATTGCGCTACCTCCAATTCCTGAAAGGTCTTACAGAAGAAGCGATATAAAAGCTCAGCAGTATTGGGAACGAATACCGGTACCAAAAGAACTTGAGAAAATACCCTCAATATTTGCCTGGAATGAGAAGCCATTGGAGTTTAAAAACAAATGGGTTGATTACATTGAAAAAGAATTTGATAATAGGGAATACGGTTTTTGGTTTTATAATAATGGGGTGCCCTGTTACATAACAGGGTCCCATTATATGTATCTGCAATGGTCAAGTATTGATGTTGGTTATCCGGACTTCAGAGAGGCTAATAGAATATTTTTCCTTTTTTGGGAAGCTTGCAAAGCAGATCCAAGATGTTTTGGTATGATATACCTGAAGATAAGACGTTCTGGTTTCTCATTTATGTCGTCAGCAGAGTGTGTAAACATAGCGACACTCGCAAAGGATTCACGACTTGGTATTTTGTCAAAGACCGGTGCTGATGCTAAAAAGATGTTCACAGATAAAGTAGTTCCTATCAACAGTAAACTACCTTTCTTTTTCAAGCCTATCATGGATGGTATGGACAAGCCAAAGACAGAGCTTGCGTTCAGAGTTCCTGCATCAAAGATTACCAAAAAGAATATGCATGAGATTGGCGACAATGACATAGTTGGTCTGGATACAAGTATTGACTGGAAGAACACTGAAGATAACTCTTATGATGGCGAAAAGCTTTTATTCTTAGCGCACGATGAGTCTGGAAAATGGATTAAGCCAAATAATATTTTAAATAATTGGCGTGTAACCAAAACTTGTTTACGATTAGGTAGTAAGATTATCGGAAAGTGCATGATGGGGTCAACCTCAAATGCCTTAAATAAAGGTGGTGATAACTTCAAGACATTATACTATGACTCAGATGCAACAGTAAGGAATGCTAATGGCCAGACAAAAAGCGGTATGTATGGGCTGTTTATTCCTATGGAATGGAATATGGAGGGGTTTATCGACCGATACGGTTATCCGGTATTCAGAAAGCCGGATGAGCCAGTAGGAGGGGTAGATGGCGGTGTAATTAAAAATGGAGCAATTGACTACTGGGAGAATGAAGTAGATTCATTAAAGAACGACGCAGATGCCTTGAATGAGTTTTACCGACAGTTCCCAAGAACAGAGTCGCACGCATTCAGAGACGAAAGTAAACAAGCGTTATTTAATCTGACAAAGATATATCAGCAAATTGATTACAATGAGTCATTGATAACCGGACAGCATCTAACAAGAGGCTCTTTCTCATGGAAGGATGGAATAAAGGACACAAAGGTTATATGGACACCAAACAGAAGCGGAAGATTTTTGATAAGCTGGTTCCCTCCGGCACACTACATGAATAATGTTGTTGTAAAAAATGGAATAAAACATCCAGGCAATGAGCATCTTGGCTCATTCGGATGTGACCCATACGACATATCAGCAGTAGTAGGCGGCAGGGGGTCATGCGGCTCACTTCACGGAATGACAAAGTTTCACATGGATGATGCGCCAACCAATGAGTTCTTTTTAGAATATGTAGCAAGACCACAAACAGCAGAGATATTTTTTGAAGAAATACTAATGGCTTGTGTTTTCTATGGTATGCCAATACTCATAGAGAATAACAAACCAAGACTATTATACCATTTTAAAAACAGAGGATACAGGGGATTCTGTATGAATAGACCCGACAAGCAATTTAATAAACTCACAAAAACCGAGCGTGAGCTTGGCGGCATACCAAACTCATCAGAGGATGTCAAGCAGTCTCATGCAGCAGCAATTGAGTCATATATTGAGAAGTATGTCGGATTTGACCTTACAGGCACATATAGAGAACCTGACGTGATTGGCAATATGCCTTTCATAAGAACACTTGAAGATTGGGCAAAGTTTGATATAAATGACAGGACAAGGTTTGATGCTACGATTAGCTCAGGACTTGCTATAATGGCAAATCAAAAACACCTTTATATGCCTGAAAAGAAAGAATCAAAAATTATTATTAACTTTGCTAAATATTCAAACGATGGGCTAACAAGTCAACTAATGAAATGAAAGATATAAAGTTAGAGATACAATTTACAGATTTCCCACATCAGTGGGCAACAGATAAAGAAAAGGCATCTGAGGGCTATGGCCTCCAGGTCGGGCAGGCTATACAGTACGAATGGTTTAGAAAAGATGGAACCTCTTGCAGGTATTACAGCCGATGGAGGGATTTCCATAGACTAAGACTATACGCAAGAGGAGAGCAGTCAGTAGCAAAATACAAGAACGAACTTGCTATTGATGGAGACCTATCCTATCTCAATATCGACTGGACTCCGGTCCCTGTTATCCCAAAGTTTGTTGACATTGTGGTGAATGGTATGTCAGACAGGCTGTTCAAGCCAAAAGCATACGCTCAGGACGCAATGTCGCTTGCTAAGCGCAGTAAGTATCAGGACATGATAGAGACGCAAATGGTAGGCAAGCCAATTTTTGAGATGCTTCAGAATTACACAGGTGTCAATCCGTTTATGATGGACCCTGACAAGCTTCCTGAGAATGACGAAGAACTATCATTATTTATGCAGATTAACTACAAGCCTGCAATTGAGATAGCTGAAGAGGTGGCAATCAGTACAATATTTGCCGAGAACCATTATGATGACATTAGAAAAAGACTTGACTATGACCAAACAGTAATTGGTATAGCTGTCGCAAAGCATGAGTTTCTGCTTGGAGAAGGCGTAAAAGTATCTTATGTTGACCCTGCTAATATAGTTTACAGTTACACTGAAGATCCATTCTTTAAAGACTGTTTTTATTGGGGAGAAATAAAGACCGTTCCGCTTACAGAGCTTTACAAAATCAATCCAAAACTAACCAGAGATGACATTGAGCAAATATCTCAGTATAGTCAGACCTGGTATGACTATTATAATGTAGCAAGATTTTATGAGAATAGTGTATTTTATAGAGATACTTGCACTCTGCTCTATTTTAATTATAAGACAACCAAACGAATTGTTTATAAAAAGAAAACAGTAGAGGGTAGTGGGTTCAAGATGATACCTAAAGACGACAGCTTTAATCCTCCGGCAGAGATGATGGAGGAAGGGGGCTTTGAGAAAGTCGAGAAAACTATTGACGTATGGTATGAAGGTGTCATGGTTATGGGTACCAACTATCTGCTTAAATGGGAGATGGCTGAAAATATGGTAAGGCCTAAGTCAACAGCACAGCACGCTATGCCAATGTATGTGGCTTGTGCGCCAAGAATGTACAAAGGTGTTATTGAGAGCTTAGTTCGCAGGATGATACCATTTGCTGACCTTATTCAAATCACTCACCTAAAGCTACAACAAGTCATCAATCGAGTAGTGCCTGATGGTGTATTTATTGACGCCGATGGCTTAAATGAGGTTGATCTTGGTACCGGCAATGCCTATAACCCAGAGGATGCGCTAAGACTGTACTTCCAGACAGGTAGTGTCATTGGTAGAAGTTTTACGCAGGATGGCGACTTTAATAATGCAAGAGTGCCAATTACGCAGCTCACATCTAACTCAGGTGCAGCAAAAACACAAATGTTGCTGGCAAATTATCAGCACTACATGGACATGATACGCACAGTAACCGGTCTTAATGAGGCAAGGGATGGCTCAACGCCTGACCCTAACTCATTAGTAGGATTACAGAAGTTAGCGGCACTTAACTCAAACACAGCCACAAGGCATATCCTTGAGAGCGGTCTGTTCATCTACCGTAGTCTTGCCGAGGCTATTACTTATCGTGTAGCTGACATTTTAGAGTATGCTGACTTTAAAGAGGATTTTGCAACAAGAATAGGCAGGTACAATGTGTCGATTCTGAATGACATTAAAGACCTTTATCTATATGACTTTGGTATATTCGTGGAAGTGTCTCCGGATGAAGAACAAAAAGCACAACTCGAAGCCAATATCCAAATGGCCTTATCGAAAGGCGACATTAACCTTGAGGATGCTATTGATATTAGAGAGCTTAAAAACTTAAAACTTGCCAATCAACTACTCAAAGTTAAGCGCATAAAGAACGCTGAGCAAATGGAGAAAATGCAGATGCAAAAGCAAGCAATGGTAGCACAACAGCAAATGCAATCTCAGCAGATGGCAGCACAAACAGCAGTGCAAAAAATACAACTTGAAGCTCAGGCAAAAGCGCAGGTCATACAGACAGAGGCAGAGATGTCAATGAAAAAGATGGAATTTGAAGCAAGTATCAAATCAAAGCTGATGGCTGAAGAGTTCCAGTACAGTATAAAGTTGCATGAAATGCAGTATGGCACACTTGCTGCTCGTGAGAAAACTAAAGAAGAAGAAAAGAACAAACGCATTAGCATTCAGAATACACAGCAGTCAAAACTGATAAACCAAAGAAAAAATAACCTACCTCCGGTAAACTTTGAGTCTAATGAGGATAGCTTAGATGGCTTTGATTTAGCAGAATTTAACCCAAGATAGTATGAATCTAATTTTTATTTTATATTTTTGCACAAATAAAATCTACTCAAATGGAATTTAAATCAGTAAAATTAGTCGAAACCGGTGAACAGAAAAGTGTTCAAGAGGTAGAGAAAGAGCTTTTAGAGAAGCATGAGCAGCAATTTCAGGACACTCCACAAGACATTCAAATACCTGAACCGCCTGCTCAAGAGTTCGAATTAAAAGAGGAAGACGTTCTTTCATATATAGGCAAGAGATACAACAAGCAGATCAACTCATTCGACGAGCTTATGTCCGAGCGTAATACCGCTGAGGATATGCCAGAGGATGTAGCTGCTTATATGAAATATAGAAAAGAAACAGGTAGAGGGTTTGAGGACTTTCTCAAGTTGAACAAAGACTTCGACTCAATACCGGAAGAACAGCTTTTAAAGGATTATCTGTTATCAACCCAAGAAGGTCTTGACGAAGATGACGTCGACATGATGATGGACGAGTACAGATATGACGAAGACCTTGACGATGAATCTTTCATAAAGAAAGCGAAAATCGCAAGAAAGAAAGCTGTAAATGAAGCTAAAAAATTCTTCAACACTCAGAAGGAGAAATACAAAACGCCCCTTGAGTCAAGTACGGCAGGTATTCCTCTATTAGAGAAAGAAGAGTTTGAAGCATATCGTGAGTATATCAGAAATGCTAAGACTTACGAGGAAGAAAATAATCGCAAACGTCAATGGTTTGAGAATAAGACTAATGAAATTTTTGACTCAGGGTTCAAAGGTTTTGAGTTCAATGTCAATAATAAAAAGCTTGTTTTTAACCCTGGAGATGCTGCTGATTTGAAGAGGTTACACTCTAATCCTGCAAGTTTTATCGGGAAGTTCTTGGATGAATCTGGGATGATAAAAGACGCAGCAGGATACCACAAGGCGTTAGCGGTTGCAATGAACCCTGAGCGTTTTGCAAAGTATTTTTACGAGCAAGGTGCAGCGGATGCAGCAGATGACTTTATGCGTAAGAC